AGTCCTATTTGTCCTAATACAATGTTATAATTTTTATGCTGGCACCTAGATTCTAACCCCCACCCCACTGCGTCTAGGTGTCCAGTTTTATTTAATGGTATAATCAATTATCATGTGTGCTCCTACAGTAGAAAAATATGGCGCCTCGCCAGCAAACATTCAATGGACCGTAGTCCGTGGAGACACAGCAAACCTGCTTGTAGAGTTTTTAGAGGACGATGAAATAACCCCTTTTGACTGCTCCGACTGGACTTTTAGAGCAACCTCGTATGATCCAATGGGAAATATATTGGATAATTTAACTGTAACTGATGTTAATAATAAAGTAACAATTACTGCCCCCGCATCAATTACAGAGAATTGGGGAACAGGCTACAACCAAGTAGCAGCAGAGTTAAGATTTGACCTTGAGGTAATCATAGAAGGTGGAAGCGGAATAGATGCAGACACAGTTTGGACTCCAGTTGTAGGAACTATCTGTGTTTTAAGTGATATGACGCCAGGTTTATAATGCCAATAGTAAAAGTTTCAAACCCTACACCACTTCTCCCGCCAGTAATAAAAATTGGCAAAAAAATATTTAAAACTAAAATAAAGTAGTTAGGATAAGTCATGGCCAAAAGCATGGACTTTCCTCAAAAGAAAAAATACCTAGAAACAATCCAAGAAGTTAGAACAACTGAGTATATTGCCGTTCCTGGAATTACTGGAGAAAAAGGTGATGTAGGACCAGCAGGTCCACAAGGAGAACGCGGACCAAAGGGCGATAAAGGCGATAAAGGTGATATTGGTAGGACTGGGCCACAAGGAGAACGTGGAGAGCCAGGAAGGGCAGGGGATGGATACGACAGCCCATCTGGTCAGTATCCTGGATGGGCATATTATGCAAACAAAAGTACGCAAACATATAGGCTAGGTCCAGAAAGAGGAGAAGATGGTTGGGTAAATTTTTTCTTAGATATAGACGAATCAAAAACCATTCAAACCTATTTACCAAATAAATCTGTTTCTCTATTAAACCTAGCAGCAAGAAATATAAATTTAAAGACTTTAAAAATTGGTGCTAAGGTGGATATTAGATATGATTTTTCTTTAGAAACCTACGTTCCAAATACAGAGGTTTGGATCAGAACTCTTTTGCGAGATGAGGATCTTTCCCCGATAGGTTATGTTGGTTTACTTAAGTATCAGTACTCATACGATATATCCTATTGTCAAACCGTGTTTGTCAGTAGCGATATAATTAAAAACTATGGAGGAATACCTCAAATTAGAACTGATAATGAAGGTTCTTTTATTTTAAAAGGTATCCATGTATCGGTATCTTAGTGGTATAATGTTACAGGAGGACTAATGGCATTTCCAGGCACATATAATTTTAATTACTACCGTGGTGATCGGTATGAATTTGTAATCCGTCCAAAAACTGCAAATGGTGGGGCTTTTGATTTAACAGGTTATAGCGCAAACTTTACTGTTGCTAATGCAAGAGGAGAAGGTAAAACTCAGTACGAAATGCAGGCTATTGTTGATTCCTCTGCAGACACGGTAACCTGTACAATTTTACCAGGAGCAGGAGAAGCCTTAACTGCTGGAACTTATGTTTATGACGTTCAAATAGATTCTGGTGCAACATTAGTTTATACACTTTTAACTGGAAGTGTAACAGTAACAGATGATATTACTGGAGCAGATGAATCATAATGGTTGACGTATTACTTAATACCGATGATGTTGTTGTTATAGGACCACCAGAGTCAATTGATTTATTGGTTGATATTGGACCACAAGGAACTCGTGGTAGTAAATTTATTGTTGGATCTGGAGAGCCGAATGCATTAACAGCAAGCGGTATTTTATTTGGAAATACTTTAATTTTAAATGATATGTATATTAATACCGCTCCAGGAGAAAATTATGGATATATGTATCAATATATTTCTCAGGCTGGTGCAAATACGTGGGTTCAAGTTTTAAAAATAAGTCCAGCAATTTATTCTTCCATAGAAACAGTATCATTTACATCTGGCGCAGGATCAATAACCATTCCAATATCAAGCATAGTCACAGTTAGTGGTTCACCACTGACCGCTTCAAATTTTAATGTCCAGTTTCAAATTGAAGGAGCAAATCCAATTGCTTCATCAATGGAGATACCAGCACTTGCTGGGGCTGGAACAAACTTAGTAATAAATTTTGACGCAGTTCAATATAGCGGTGGCACTTGGTCAAATCTTACTGGAAGTAAGACGGTCCATTTATTTATCTCTATAGTTTAACAAAAATGGTATAATCTTTATAGAGGTGACCACATGGCTGTAGAAAATATAGGAAACTTAGTACCAACTAAAATTCCAGCATTGAGTGATGATGCTAATATTCAAGATGCTTTAAAAGCGTATCATTATGGCTCATATGATTTTGATACGGCAGAAACTAATACAGCAAATCTTTTAAATCCATCCATTGCTTACACCATTAATAATTTACAGACTCAAATTACTACAAAGGCTGCGCTAGAAGTTGCATCAAGAGATATTTCAAGAGCAAGCACAACTGCTCCTAATGCAGCAGCGTTCACAGCATTTTCTAATACAATACCCGATGGATATGTTTGGCTAGATAAAGACTCTTCTGCTGGTGTTGGATATTTTTCTGCAACATCTGTTTATACAGCCACCGCTCCATCAACAAACTTGGCGAATGGACTTATCTGGATTAAAAAAGGATCAAGCCCAATTGAAATGTATGTTTATAATGGCGATACCAGTACGTTTGATCAGGTGATTTAGTGCCTACAGTATTTGATTCAGATGGTAAAGCAGCCTACGTATATAACGCAGCAGATGATACTTGGTATCAAGTTTCTGGTAAAACAGATATTTCTGGAACTTTTGAATGGACAGGGCTACACACACATCTATCAAACGTTACAATGCTTGAAGCACTTGTTGCAAAAAAAGGTATAAATAATTATCTTAATCCAGCAGCAAGAGATGCATCAATTACTTCGCCAGTTGCAGGATCAATATGTGTAATTAGACAAGATAGTTCTGGTAATACAATACATCAACTTCAATACTACAGCGGGTCAGAGTGGAAATCTTTTATTCCAGATCAAACTGGAAAGGCTGGAAAATATTTACAAACTGATGGTATAATTACTTCATGGCAAGATGCAGAATCTATGCCAGGTATCTTTTTACTGATGGGAGGATAAAAAATGGCAACAACTTACAAGATCTTGGGTCAGTCTAACCCATCGGCAACAACAGAAACTGAACTTTATGCAGTTCCTAGTTTAACAAGCACAGTCGTTTCTACTGTTACAATAGCAAATCAAGCAGCAACTTCTGCTACATATAGAATAGCAGTTCGTCCAGCAGCCGATGCATCAACAGCAGCAAAACATTACATTGTTTATGGCGCAACTGTCGCAGCAAATGACACAACAATGCTTACTCTTGGAATAACCTTAGCAGCATCTGATACTCTTCGGATATATGCTTCAACAGCAAACATATCTTTTTCAGCATTCGGAAGTGAGATTGCATAATGGCAATTCGTAAGGCTAGCACATCTGGTTTAACTGGTGTAAAGTATAACGTTGCACACGCAGGAAATACAACGATTCCAGATGTTCCAGATGCTCCAACATCACCAGCAGCATCAGACGTTGGAACTAGCAGACCTTTTAATAATGCTTCTGCATCAGTTTCATTTTCAGCAGCAGCAACAGGTGGTGGATCAGTATCATCATTTACTGCTACCTCAACTCCAGGATCTATAACAGCATCAGGAGCGTCATCCCCACTAACGGTGACAGGTCTTTCAAGTAATACATCTTATACGTTTGCAATCACAGCAACAAATCCATCAGCAACAGGCCCTGCTGCAACAACCTCATCAATTTTAGCAACAACAATTCCACAACCAGTAACAATTGGAACAGCAACAGATATTGCAACTAGCAGACCTTTTAATAATGCTTCTGCATCAGTAGATTTTACACCAGCAGGAACAGGTGGAAAAACTCCCACATACTACGTAACATCAACTCCTGGAAGCATTACTGCAAGCGGAGCATCTAGCCCAATTGCAATAACAGGCCTTAATTCTAATACCGCTTATACGTTTACAGTAACTGCTGGAAATGCAAATGGAAATGCAGCAGCATCTACTGCAACAAGTTCCGTAACAGTAAAAACAGTTCCAGATGCTCCATCTTCTGTTGTTGGAACAACGGCTAACGCACAATCTTCAGTATCATTTGTTGCACCAGCAAACGGTGGCGCTGCAATAAGTGGATATACGGTTACATCATCACCAGACTCAATAACTGGCTCTGGTGCATCAAGCCCAATCCTTGTCACAGGCTTAACAAATAATACTGCATATACATTTACAGTAACAGCAACAAATACTAACGGAACAAGCGCAGCATCTTCACCATCTGCATCTGTTACTCCAATACCAGTTGCATCTACTCCAACCATAGGAACAGCAACAGCAGGAAACTTTAGCGCTACAGTTACCTTTACACCAGGAGCGGTTGCTGGAACTACTTATACAGCAACATCTTCTCCAGGATCAATAACTGGAACAAGCGCAACAAGTCCAATTACGGTTTCAGGTCTTACTGGAGGACAGGCATACACATTTACAGTAACAGCAACAAACGCATCTGGAACTTCTAGTGCGTCCGCTGCATCAAATAGCGCAACTCCAACAATTCCAAATTATGCTCTTTCCGCAACATATAACAATACGACAACATTTACAGTTCCTGCAGGAAAAACACAACTGACAGTAGTTGGTTCAGGCGCGGGTAATGGTGGTGCTTCTGGTTCTGGCTCTAGCGGTGGTACTGGCGGTGGCGGTGGCGGAGTTTTTGTTGCTAAAGACATAAGTGTTACACCTGGACAAACATACGTTGCAACAATTGGTGGTTCTGGAGGAACAACATCTTTTGGTAACTTAATATCAGTTGCTGCAGCAAGTTCACCAAGTTCAAACGTAACTCTTGAGTTTTCAAATGGAGGAAGATCGGGAGCAGGCGGAGGCAGCGCACCAGGAGGCTATGGAGGCGGTAACGGTGGCGGTGGCGGTACTGGTCAAGTAGGAGTTACTGTTGCATCAAATGCTCCAGGAGTGGCTTCTTACACCGCATCAGGCGGTGGCGGTGGCGGTGGCGGTGGCGCTTACGGTGCTGACGGATTCCAGCGCTCTGGCGGTGGCGGTGGCGGTGGAGGATCTCCATCTGGTCGTCAAGGCGGAAATGGCGGAAGTGGCCAGGCTGTAGGAGGAAACTCTAACGTAACAGGCGGTAACAGTGGAACATCTGGAGTTGCTCCAGGCGGTGGTGGTGGTGCTGGTGGAGGCGGTGGTCGTCAAGGTAATAATGGTGGCGTTACAAGTCAAGGCTCAGCAGGTGGCGGATCTAGCGGTGGCGCTGGACAAATTTTAGTATATGTGAGATAGGAAAATACAAATGGGAAATTTCATATTACATGATGACGAGCATAATCTTATTAATTTAATAGTTTGTGAATCAAAAGAACTTGCAGAAGAATTATTTGGTCTTAATGCAATAGAGTATGATCCATCAGAAAAAAATATACATACCTGGTGGGTATGGAGTGAGGAAGAACAAAATTTTATATTTCCACCAGATGGAGAACCAGAAGGTTTTAATATTTTTGAGGATCAACCAATCGGTGAAGAACCAGAAAGTTCAGAAGTTTAAGATATTCTTTTAGTTGATGCTGTACAATAGTTTTATGGGGGTATATAGTGTCAAATATAATAAAATTTACATATATTGATGGTTTTCATCCATATCACCCACCAGTTCCAGCAAGTAAAATAATTCCTGAGTGGTATAAAAATACAGAACCATATATAAATAAAGATAAAAAACCACACATGAATAATGATGGTTCTGTAACTATTGGCTCAACAATAAAAAAATGTATGGGTGTTTTTGATTCAATGACTATGGGCTATTTGGTATTATCTCACATGGATGTATATGTTAAAAATACAGAAACTGGTCCAGTTTATACATGGCCAGATGGACACGGGTTAGGCTTTCATCCAATTTTACAAGCACCACTACACCCTAGTCAAAACGGATACCCATTTCCTAAATGGAATTTGCCATGGGCAATGACAACACCAAAAGATTATTCTATTTTGTGTATACCTCCACTGCATAGAAGCCTTCCATTCTCTATAATGCCAGGAATAATAGATTCAGATAGAATGTCTGCACCAACAAATTTTCCATTTACATTAAACGATGTATCTTGGGAGGGGTTAATTCCTGCAGGAACTCCAGTTGCTCAAGTAATACCAATCAAAAGAGAGTCTTGGAATATGGAGTTTGGAAATGAAAAAGATAAAGAAAAACATTTTAAAGATAAAGACTTAATTGATTCTGTTTTTATGAATGGATATAAAAAAATGTTTTGGAAAAAAAAAGAATATAAATAATGAAAAATAAATATAAGGATATATCTTTTATTGATGTACTTGGAGTTCCAGAAGAGTTTTATCCAAAACCAGCATCAAAGTTTATTCCAGAATGGTATCAACAAACCCCATCATATTTTATTAAAACAAAATCACCAGACTCTGATGGATTTATGCCAGCAACAATTAAAAAATGTATACCAGTTTTTGATGCAATAACAACTGGATATGTTATAGTTAGTTTTGTTGATATTCATGTTTCAAAAGAAATAGATGAGTTTGGAAAAGAGTATATTGCATATAAATGGCCAAAATATGAAAACCCAATTCATTTTCATCCAGAAATTCAAGCATTAAAACACCCACTAAATAATGGATATGAGTATCCAAAATGGATTAATCCATGGACAATTAAAACGCCAAAAGGATATTCCGTATATATAAAAAATTTGCCACACACAAAAGGTATTTTTACAATCATGGAAGGAGTTGTTGATACAGACAAATATTTAGCACCAATAAACCTACCATTTGTTTTAAATGACCCAGAGTGGACAGGAATTATTGATGCTGGAACGCCAATAGCACAGGTTATTCCATTTAAAAGAGAAAGTTGGCAAATGTCAACAAGCGTTGATATTTTAGGAAAAAATAACAGCCTTCATATTTTAAGACCATCATTTAGCGATTGGTATAAAAAAAGTTATAGAACAAAAAAAGATTATAAATAAAAATACCCCACCAAATTAATGATGGGGTATAGTTTTAATATTTATTTTTTACAGGGATACTTGTTGTACCATTCTTGATACCGTGTTCCATTTACAGAACTCCAAGCAGACCAGTCTTTTCCACCCTTAGTCATATGAAGAGCAATCTGAGCATTTACTACTGGGTTTAATAACTCAGAATTTGAATCCAACTCAAACTTTTCTCTACGATCTGGCCCTAATTCTCCAAGCATATTTATTTGAAATACACCATAAGAACTATCTCCAGTTTTTACATTACCATTAAAAGCAAGAGGACGACCATTAGACTCTGCCTTTGCAATAGCACAAGCAGACCTCAAAGCCTTTCCTTCAAACCCTACATGACGTAACATATCCACCAGTTGCTCATCAGTTAGATTATGAGCATTTTCATACTTTTCTAATTTTTTCTCTTTAGAAACCAAAAAGGCCACCTTTTGGGTGGCAGACTTAACGGACTCTTTAATTAGTAAGTTGTTTTCATTTGTTGCATTTGCAGCCCCCGAAAAAACAGTACCACAAATAACCAACGACAATACCCCTAGCCAAACATTTGCTTCTCTCATTGTAAAGTACCTCCTAGAGAACAAATGCTACCAAGTAGGTAGCATGTATTAATTATAACATGAATTTGCCAATAGAGTCAAGTTTGAGCAATAAAATATAAAAATATTTTAAATATCATATTAGTTAATGGTATAATGATAAGATTATGGCTACATTTAGAGATCAATCCCTTAGTTCTTATTCAATCGGTTCTGCTCCTCCTACGGTCAACTGGACGATTGTAAAAGGCGATACAGCAGCATTTCGGGTATATGTAACAGATGATAATAAAGACCCACTTGATATTGCTGAATGGACAATTGAGATGGAAATTAAAAGACCAACACTTGCGGGAAATTTAAATGATGCAGATCCAGCAGGAGTTTTAATTCTTAATCCATCCCCTACAGCAGAAGATAGCGATGGAGAATTTACAGTATCTTTAACATCTGCCCAATCAAAAAGTTTAAACACTGGAGATATTTTTGATATTGAGTTAAGCGATGCTACGAGGGTATGGACAGTTGCTCGTGGCAT